ATAAAGCAATTCTGTGTGAAAAACAGCCTTCGCATATTTTGTATTGCCGGATTCTGGGCAATAAAGCAATTCTGTGTGAAAAACAGCCTTCGCATATTTTGTATTGCCGGATTCTGGGCAATACAAAATATAGCGTAAGGATGATTATGAACCAGAATTGCTATAAAAATATAGCGTAAGGATGATTATGAACCAGAATTGCTATAAAAATATAGCGTAAGGATGATTATGACCCGGTATTGCTTTGGGACTATTTTAAGTAGATTTAGTATAAGGCTGCTGTTTTTTATGCTTATGTGGTAAGGGAGGTGGGTTTGATGGGGCTTCTTGAGATTGCTGACAATTCGGCTAGGGTTCGGGCGATGATGGAGAGTAATATAGGGCGCGCGCTTGCTGATTGGGGGCGTGATTGGGAATTGGTTGCGGCTATAGAGATTGAGACGCAGCCTAGGTTTGGATCGCTTGCGGGGTCGAGTATTGGGGCAGTGGATACCGGGCTTATGCGGGATAGTAATTCGCATAGGCTGGACCAAGATAGGCGGGAGCTTGTTGTGGGTAATCCGCTGAATTATGCGCTTTATACAACTTTTGGCACTTGGAAGATGGCGGCGAGACCCTGGATGCAAAATTCAGTGCTTGGGCATAGCGAGAGGTATAGGGCTGTAGTTGCGAGGGCGCTTAGTGATGGGTTTTGAGGGTAAACGCTGAGGCGTTTCAAGATATCCGCGATGCACTAGGCCGCAATGCCGTTAAACTACGTAAGTCAGGCGGAGCGACCCGCGTTAAATAAGCGTAAGGCGAAAGGAGTAGATTTTATGTTAAGCAGAGCGTCATTGAAGGAAATGGGTATGGAGCCTGTGCAGATTGACAAAATAATGGAGCTGCACGGTGCGTCTACTCAGAGCTTGAAGGCAAAGTCGGGGGCACTTAAAGAGAATTTGATCACGCAGATTAGGACACTTAAAGAGGAGCTTACGGTGGCTAAGGATAGCTCATATAAGGTGAAATATGAGGCGGAGGTTGAGGCTCACAAGGCTACGGTAGGGATGCTTGAGGTGCAGAAGGAGACAGTGGCGGACTTTTTGGCCAAGGAGGAGGATGCGGCGGTTGATGGGCTTGTGAAAGAGCTGTTGGTGGCCGGTAATGACGTACTTGGCAAGATGCATCCGGCGGCATGTGCGAAAGCACTTAAAAGCTATGATAGGGCGATTGTGAGGCGCAATTCGGATGGGAACATAGAAAATGGTGATGAGGTGCTTTCGTATTTTGCCGGGGAGTGGAGTGACTTTTTTGGCAAGGTGCAGATGCAAGGGGTCGATGTGGGGAGTCCTTATGGTGGAGCGGCACCACCTGCATATACGAAAGAGGCTATTGCTAAAATGAGTGCGTCGGAGATTAACAAAAATTGGGACTCGATTAAAGGGGTCATAGCGTAAGGACAAGTAAAACTACGCTTATTGGAAAAACCGGTCGTTGGCCGTTGGCTGACAGCTGACAGCTGACAGCCTTTGGCCATTGGCTGACGTTTTTGACCCAAAAGGAACCGGATGAAATATCTATCAGCGCAGCCGGCGGCGCGTTATGAGTTACGTACATGTTTCTAAAGCGTAACCCGGTGCCGTTTTTATCGAAGAAAAATTCAAAAGCCGATCAAGAACTACCCCTACTTGAAGGTAAGTTTTTTGTTCACTACGCTCACAAAAACCGTCTGACGTTCTTGACCCAGAAGCCGGTCACGATCTACGCCTACATGAAGGTAAGTTTTTTGTTCACTACGCTCACAAAAACCGGCTGACGTTCTTGACCCAGAAGCCGGTCAAGAACTACGCCTACATGAAGGTAAGTTTTTTGTTCACTACGCTCACAAAAACCGTCTGACGTTCTTGACCCGGAAGCCGGTCAAGAACTACGCCTACATGAAGGTAAGTTTTTTGTTCACTACGCTCACAAAAACCGTCTGACGTTCTTGACCCAGAAGCCGGTCAAGAACTACGCCTACTTGAAGGTAAGTTTTTTGTTCACTACGCTCACAAAAACCGGCTGACGTTCTTGACCCAGAAGCCGGTCAAGAACTACGGCTACATGAAGGTAAGTTTACGCTCACAAAAACCGGCTGACGTTCTTGACCCAGAAGCCGGTCAAGAACTACGCCTACATGAAGGTAAGTTTACGCTCACAAAAACCGGCTGACGTTCTTGACCCAGAAGCCGATCAAGAACTACGCCTACATGAAGGTAAGTTTTTTGTTCACTACGCTCACAAAAACCGGCTGACGTTCTTGACCCAGAAGCCGGTCAAGAACTACGCCTACTTAGGAGGGATGTATATGTCGATTTCATCATTTATACCAACTTTATGGGAAGCAAGGCTGCTCTATCATCTTGATAATGTTCTTGTGGCACGTAACTTTTTTAATCAGGATTATGAGGGGCTTATTAAGGATCAGGGCGATACGGTTAGGATAAATCAGATTGGTGCGCCGACTTTGTTCGATTATGTGCGTAACCAGGATATGCCGCTACCGGAGGATTTGGAGACGTTGCCGCAGGAGCTTGTGATCGATCAGGCGAAGGGGTTCAATTTCCAGATTGACGATATTGATAAGGTGCAAGCTCAGGGTGAGCTTATGGATGCGGCCATGGAGCGTGCGGCGTATGAGCTCTCAAGCGAAGAGGATGCGTATTTGTTTAAAATGTTGTATGAGTCGGCTCCTGCTGCGAATCGCATATCGCAGACGCCGAGTACGCCTGAGGAGATGTATGACTTGCTGGTTGCGCTTAGGACGATTATGGTTAGAAATAATGTGCCGGCGAGAGGCAGGGCTGTGGCGTTGCCGCCTGAGGCGGTCGGGCTTATTTTGCGTGATGGTAGGTTTGTGGAGACGGGTTCTGAGAGAGCGGAGCGCAGGCTAGTGCACGGCCTTATTGGCAGGGCTGCGGGCTTTGATTTGTATGAGGTGAATAATACGCCGGGCGGGAATACGATTATTGCAGGGCATCCGATGGGTGCGACTTTTGCGAGCCAGATTGTGCAGACGCAGGCGTATAGGCCTGAGAGAAGGTTCGGCGATGCGATGAAGGGGTTAAGTGTGTACGGGGCGAAGATTACAAGGCCGGGGACTGTGGCTGTTGTGGAAATGTAGAGGTCACAAAAGTCTCAGCAGGTATCGCCCGGCCTACGCAAGTGTATCCACTTGCTCCGTACGGGTGATACCTGTTCAAGTCTTTTGTGAATTTACGGCAGGAACGAATCGGCTACAAGCCTTGTTTCACAAGGTCTTGGAACCGCCGATTCTCCTCAGTCGGGCAAAGCGACTGTGCAAGCACAGTATATCTTGTGGATTTCTAGTCTGCGACGCTTAAACCCGCTGACAACCGGGGTGTGGTGGTTTTAATTTAGTATCGCAGATTTTAATCGATTTGGTGGAAATGATTTCCACCAAATTGCTTGCTCTAATTTTTCCGATACCCGGTAAAGCTTTGCTTTACTTTAATCTTTGTTTCGATGGGTTTCCGCTCGCCTTTGGCTCCCAAAAACTTCATCTTTGGGAGCCAAAGGGGCGAAAATAGGCACTGAAGTAGGCGTAGTTCTTGACAGGTTTTTAGGAGTGAGCGTGCATAAAACTTACCTCTTTACGTACTAGAAACGTGTGCGTGACTCCATTGCCCCGGGAAAACATGCCGCCGGCTGCGCTGGCACAGATATTTCATCCGCTGCACAGGCGGGTTCCTTTCAGGTCAAAAACGTCAATTAGCATAGCTAGAAAAAACTTACTATAGCTCTATACATTTGGCGAGGAGGTGGCTATGACTTATAAGAGGCGGCAAGAGATTACGAATATTTTATGGCGGTGGCGTAAGTTGCGTCAGGATTCAGGTATTGCTAGGGCTTTGTGGCGTGATTCGGATACTTGGGATGATGCGCAGGTTTTTTTGGGGGGGGGTAGCTTATGATGAGGCGGATTGAGAATGGCATGCCTATGCTTGAGGTTCGGGATAATATTAATACAAACTTTGCGGAGCTTGAGAGTTTGGCGGCTGCTATACAAGTGCCTGCAGGCTTGCTTGCGAGCAGGTGGCTTACGAAAGGCGATGATTTTACATTTGTGCCGAATGGCAAGCTTGCGCATACAGAGATTTCGGGGCCTGGTTTTGATATGATTGGAACTCATTCAGACTTTACGCATCATGGGTTTTGCGATGGGGTATGGCGCTACGGGGATCCGGCTTGGCATGGTTTAGGGGTTATGAGTAATGAGCACCCTGTGACTGTTTGGCAGCTAAACCAAAGTTCATATAACACTAATTGGCAGCGGAATTATCTTGCAATACCTACTGTCATGGAAGATATTTTGGGTATTCGTTTCCGTGTGCTTAATCCTGTGAATTGGGGTGTTGTGTATACTTATGCGTCTGTAGAGAATGTAGTCAGTGTTAAAACCGTGGAAGGTTTTGAAACCTATGAGATTAATGGGTCGCTTGAGGTGGATTTTACTGATAGCGGCGGCGGGTTAAATGCTTTGAAGTTTCAAATTGTGATTGGTGCGCTGCCTTCAAGAGACGGTCAGAGTGCATATGCTATCAGTACGGCGGAGCATGGGTATTCCAGCGGCATTAGATTTGAAAAAATCAGCGGCGATGAAAGTCTGTATATTTGTACGATGTTTATGGAGGCTATGGGTGCTGAGAATACGTTCGTCCAAGGCACTGAGCATTTCATTGAATTTAATGAAGCGCTGTTACCAACCGACACTATCAATGTGGATTTTGATTTGGTAAATACATTTTCAGGCTTCAGTTGGGATGAGGATTATCAGGTAAAAGCTACGTATCAAGTACATGAGCCGGATGTGCTTGTGGGGCGAATGGCTGCAAGGAACCAATCGGCGGATATTGTTGAGTCTAGTGACGGCTGGAAGTATTCGCATAGGATGAATGCCTTAGTCCGGATATCGGTTCATGCGGCGGGTATTAGCTTAATTACAGCCCCTCTGGATTCCTACAATCAAAAAAATTCATACGAGCAGTGGTTTGGAGATTTTAAGAAAAAAGAGACTGCGATAGACATTAAGCGAATTGAGGTTGTTAGGAGGCAATAGTACATTCTGGCAGTAGGGGTTTTTCCCAGCCATCGGCCGGCGGCAGGCTGGAAAAGGGGTTGAAAAATATGGCGATGGATTTATCATTAAACGAAATCATACATGCGATATGTATGCGAAACAATAATTATTTTGTTGATTGTAAGGCTTTGGAAAATGGAGAGTTTGAGCTTAGTGGTGGTGAAATTCGGCTGAGCCTTAAGCTTCGAGTTGGTGCTTGGGTTTTGCTTAGCCCGGGCGTAGGGTGTTTTAGGGTTTTGGGTATGGAAGTTGTAGATGGCGGGTTTGTCTATCGGCTAGAAAACTCGGAAGGGATAGACTATAGTTGGACAGGCATTGTATATGAGATGCGTTTGCCGCTTAATTTTATAAAAACGGCTGAACGCGTACTTGAGTGGGCGAACTCGGAAGAGGCTAAACCTTCAAGCCTGGCTGGGGAGACTGTGGCCGGGGTGTATACATGGCGGCGCACAAGTAATAGTTCCGGGCTGCCTATCGGGTGGCAGGAGTTATTTGCGAAGGAGCTGAATATATATAGGCGGCATGTGACGGGGGTTCGGGTGTAGGCAGGCTATCGCGAAAGCCTCAGCGGTATGGACCTGGCGGAGCGAGCGGGCGTGCACTTGGCACGCTTGCGCAGATCGGGTTTCGCCTGCTACAAGTCCTTCGAGAGTTAATGCCGAAATGAATCGGTATACCTTGCTTCACAAGGTCTTGTGGTCTCTGAATTTTTGCCTTTAGTCCACCCTAAAAAACGAAGCCGGGTGGACCCTAGGTGAAAAATTCAGAACTAGGCAATGTTTTTCAAACCTGCAATGCTTAGAAAGCGTTTGTCATGGGGTGATGTGATGGTTATAGATAGATATGGCGAATTGTTTTATATTCAAGAGTTTGTGCTTAAGACCAGCGAGCATCCGCCGCCTTGGGATGTTGAAGATATGCGTGTTGATGGTGCGGAAATCAGGGGCTTGTTTTTGCAAGGGCAGTCGGGGGAAGTTTCCAGTGCTGCGGCCGATGTACTGCGTACGCGAGGGCGTTTCGTTACTACTCCTTCGGCTCCTGTCCAAACTCAGATGACGCTTAGAAGAGCTTCCGATAGCAAGCTTTTTAGGTTGGTTGGTGAAGCAGTTCATGCTCCTGAGAAGGCGTTTGTGGGGCTTAAGGTATATGCGGCGCAGGAAGTTGGAGGTGCAGAGTTTTATGAATAATCTTGAGGCGGCTCTGACAGCGTTTTGGGGAAGTTTTACAAATCCTGAGAAGCCTTCGGTAAAGATACCCGCTTATACAGGGCATGTGGCAGAGCATGATGATATGGGCCGAAGAGTAAGGCCTGCTTTTCCCTATATTACATATGAGCTCACACGACCAGCGTACGGCGGGGGCACTGCTATGCGGGCGTCTGTTTGGGATAGGAGAGAAGCAGCAACAGGCTTTAGGGGACTTACCAATAATATTTTGGAACAGATTGCGCAGAGGGTGCCTGAGGGTGGGCTTTTGCTTAGCTTTGATGGCGGTTCGGTGTGGATTAGGAGGGCTCTGAATTTTACTCAGTATCCTGCGAAGCCTGATCCGGATGATCCGCTGATTGTAAGGGCTTTGGTGAGTTTGGAGATGCAGGGATATGTGTTTTAAGCACCAAACGCTGAAACGTTTGGCTAAACACTGAGTGTAAATTCACAAAGTTACTTTAAAAATTTGTGAATTTACACAAATCGAGCCTGGGCCGCTAAAACCAAATATTCAGCAAATATATTTTCGTGTGTTTGTTACGGTTAGTTAGTTTGAAATGGCAGTGATAATTATAGGGAGGGAATTATATGGCAGAAGCAGTTAGAACTTTAGCAGGGGTAACCGCCGATACGTTTAGGCATTTACAGATTGGCGCGGGTGCGCTATTGATCAATTTTGATTATGAGCATATTGGAAGTCCTGTGGAGTTTAAGGAGGCGTTCCTTGGGGCTATGCGAGCAGGCAAGTCATTAGGCGGAACGAACGGCGGGGTTAATATTAACGTGACGCCTGAGTTTAGGCGTATCGAGATAGATGGGGCAAATATCCCGTTTAAGGGTGATAGCGTAATTGACTCTTGGGAGTGCTATATGGAGACTACCTTGAAGGAGTTTACGCCGGATATTATGCAGGCGGCATTTCCTACCGGGGAATTTGCAGATATTGGCGAGGGCATCACGGCTATGCGCATAAGGACCGGAATAGGTCCCGACGATTATATGAAAAATACGTGCTGGATTGCTACGACGCAGTATGGCTGGGTTATGGTTGCTATGCACAATACGCTGGGGCGCACCACGGGGGCCATTGCGAGCGGTGACAGGGACGAAGGCGATATACCTTTCCGCGTGGATGGGCATATTGACAATTTCGATGCGATAGATTTTGCGCCATGTGAGATTTGGTTTGTGGATATGCATGGGTTTATAGACAGAGTGGAAGTTGGTGCTTAGAAATGGATATTAAGATGAAGAAGCTATCTGAATATGATGCAATGGACGGGCTTAAAGTTCTTGGGCGGCTGAACAGGGCGATTGCGCCGTTTGCTAAGGATAGGAAGTTCATGGCCTCTCTTCGTGCTAGCTTTACAAAGGCGGATAAGAAGGATACGGCGGGGTCGGGGCTTATCGTGTTTATGGAGCTTGTGGAACTTATAACAACTTGCGCACCGGGGCTTATAATTGAGCTTGTGGCTATTATGAGTGATACTGACAAAAAAGATGTGGAGAGTGCTAATTTGTTAGATATCATTGATGCACTTATGCTGCTTGGCGATGATGTGAGGCTATTGGATTTTTTGTCCAAACGCTTTTCATTGGGGGAGAACAATGCGCAGTCTACTTAAACGACTATAGGGGGCTATGCGTAGATGAGGCAATTTTCTATGTGAAGAGCAGGTATGTGATAGAGGGTAAAAAGAGCAGCAGGGATGAATATAACAGCCTGATGCTGTGGATGATAGCTCAGCCGACGCGAAAGTGCCCTGACAAATTGCCGAGGTTTGATGAGAATTTGAAGGCACCCCAGGGGCAAGAGCCTGTAAAGCGCACAGGCGAGTCGATACTAAATGAACTATTGACGAAATGGGGGTAAGGCCAAGTACTGGCTACGGTGAGATACTCCTAAAACAATACAGAAAACGCTTTTTTTGTATGGCTAGGCTGGTTGGCTGCCTTTGGCAGCCTCCCCGCCGTAGCATCCTGGGACTTTCTGCTGCTCCTAGGCCCGAAAGGTTTGCTTGTGGCCGGTATAGTTTTACTCATCGGCTATTTTGTCAATCTAATCCGAAACAATGAAGAGGTACAAGAGAAGCTGCAGATAGTCTGGGAGAAGATTCAA